GATCAGTACACCGTGCCTGGTTGTTTCGCATGCCATCAAGAAATCGATCAGGGCCACAAATTCAACAAGTTGGAAAAATTTCTGATATGGGACAACGGCTATGCGCGCTGGCTGCCTGTTCGCACAAAGTTATTGGAGCAAATGAAGTGAACGAATTACCAAGCCCATTAACACCATCTGACTGCGACTTGCAGGAATTCCCATTCATGCCATTGGACGTCGCACGTCTGCGTGATTCCGATTTGGCTTCAGACGAAACGCCTGAAGCATGCTGGGCCGCTGTTTTATTGTGGGCAGCATCTTGGCATCAAATACCAGCAGCATCGATTCCAGATAATGAAAACTGGATTGCAAAACACGCTGGGTATGCTCAACGCGGCAAGATCGATAAAGACTGGCCGAATGTACGACCGGGCGCGCTTCGCGGTTGGGTAATGTGTTCCGATGGTCGCCTTTACCATCCAGTTGTGTCAGAGAAAGCAAATGACGCATGGGCTGGACGCATTAAGTACAGAGAGAAGAAAGAGGCGGAACGCCTGCGTAAAGCGGCAGAGCGTGAAGCAAAACGTCTTGCGGAAGAACAAAAGAATAATCCATTTTGTCCATTGGACTTAACTGGTTTGTCCGCAGGACAAAATGAGTTGTCCGCTGGATGTACTGCTGAAAATGCTCTGATAGTAGATAGTGGACAGTGGACAGTGGACAGTGGACAGAAGACAGTAGATATATCAAAGCAATCATCGTCATCAGTTCATCCCGTTGATGATGATTATTCTACAAAACAGAAAATGCCACCCCTGCAGGCTGTCGAACTTGACCACACACCCGCAATAGCGATGACGGTTGCTCTGCGCGCAGTTGGCGTGAACATCAATTCGATTCATCCGGCATTGCTCGATTGGGTAGCCAAGGGAATCAAGATCCATACCCTCCTGGAAGCGGTGACGATGGCGCGCCAGTACAAGCCAGCGCCAGAGACAATCCCGCCAGCTTACCTCGGCACCATCCTCGCACAAATGCTGAATCCAAAGCAGTCCAAAGGCGACGCACTGCCAGAACCAAAGCAATGGTGGGAAACCGCAACCGGCATCGAAGGCCATGGGATAACGCTGGGCGTTTTGAAGAATGCAAGCGAGGGATTTCCGGATTACAAAGTACGGGTTATGGCCGCCGCCGGCGACGGACCTTGGAATGAAAAGGCGCGCGGGTCGACAATCGTTCAAGGGTTTGTGAATGCTGCCAAGGCAGTGTTGTGACCTGCGATCGCTGCGCCGCCGGCAAGAGCGCTTTTTATTTTGAGTGTTTGGGGGTGCTGCTTGCGCTGGCTGGCTGGAATGGATGAAGAAACGATGGCATACAACGCGCCTGTCATCGAAAGAATCATGGGTGCCGAGTTCTTGAGCAAGGTCCGTGAAGCGTGGAAAAAGCGGAATTTAACGTAGTGCCAACTAAGGAGAAAGAATGAATATTTTACAAAATCCAGAATACACCCCAGCCAAACTGCTTGACTGGATGCATGGAGTTCTGCACCTAAAAAATGACGCCGCCTTGTCGCGCGCGCTCAAAGTCGCGCCGCCGGTGATCAGCAAGATCCGCCGCAAGGCGTTGCCAGTCGGTGATTCGATGCTGGTAAAAATGCATGATCTAACCGGTCTGCCAATCGAAAACCTGCGCAAGCAGATGGGTATTGGGGCGCCATAAAAATGAGGCAAATCACGCTCACCTTGCCGTACCCGATCAACTCGACATTTGGAAAGTTGACCGTCTTGTCGCGTGCAGAAAATGACCGATTCAGCCGTACACAATGGTTGTGCCGATGTGAATGCGGAAAAGAAAAAGTTGTTGCCCTGTTTCGCATGACAAGTGGGCATACCAGATCATGCGGATGCATTAAAGGTGCGCCAAAAACCCACGGGCAGCGCGGTACACCGACTCATAACACTTGGCTGGCAATGAAGCAGCGTTGCAACTATGTGGAAGGCGAAGGGTATGAATTTTATGGTGCGCGCAGCATCACCGTATGCAAGCGATGGGAAGAATCATTTGAAAACTTCCTTGCTGACATGGGAGAGCGGCCAGAAGGTATGACGATCGAGCGCAACTACACAAACGGGAACTACGAGCCTGGTAACTGCTGCTGGGCCAGCATGCCGGAACAGCAACGCAATCGTAGAACCACAATCAAGGTTGATCGTGATGGCAAAACGCAATGCATCAAAGACTGGTGCAAAGAACTTGGGCTGGACTTGGATCGAGTTTATGGACGTATTCGGCGTGGCGCATCACCAGAAGAGGCATTGCGGCCATGAAATCCATAACTCTTACTCTTCCTTATCCTGTGAGTTCGAACAGGTATTGGCGCACCTTCATGCCGAAAGGCTTCAAGGCACCGGTAACCACATTGAGCGCAGAGGCAAAGGCGTACAAGTCGCAGGTTGGATGGCTGGTGAGGTCTGCTGGGATCATCAAGCCGATCACTGGCAGGGTGGAAGTGTCTTACGTGCTCTATCCGCACCGGCCGCTCGATTACAAAAAACGCATGGCCAAGAATCCATCAACCTGGGATGACACGGTGCAATGCATCGATCTAGATAACGCTCAGAAGGTGCTATTCGACTCACTCAAGAACATGGCGTTCGAAGATGACAAGTTCATTCGCCGGATTCATGCCGAGCGTGCTGAACCTGACGGCGAAGCAAGGGTGATTGTCACGATTACACAGATCATTGCGCCAGCACCGCAAGACACTTTGTTTGCGGAGGCATGAATGAAACTAGACGCCGCTGAATTATTCGATTTGAAAATGCGACGTCAGAACAAACCGCCCAGTAAGGCGAAAGAAGCAAAGTTTTACCAAGATCCGGCGCAGTCAGTCGAATTTGAGGCAGAGCTGGAACGTAAAGCAAAAGAGAAAAAACGTAAAGAAGCGGCAAAATTAAAGGGGGCAAAGTGATGGGGATCGTAAAGAGCTATACGCGCGCGACTGTTTCAAGCAATTTGAAGGATGATGAATTTCACCATGATCATGAAAAGTTAGCTGCGGTAGCTTTGTCAGGCGTCCCGACTGATTCCCCGGCCAACTTAATGTATCGGGTCAAATACGCAAACGACGCAACCAGTTACAAGGCATTGCTATCGGATTGGGAGCGACTCGTTTTAATGAAGGCCGTGATCCGATCATGGCCGCAACATATCAATGCAAAAAAGGTCGCGCAGCTATCACTTGATTATTGGTTAAATGACATATGCCTGACATGCGGCGGCAAGGCGCACTTGCCGGTGGAGGGGATTCACAATGTATTGAGCGACAATCCGTGCCCGGCCTGCAAAGGCACTGGCACTAAAGAACTTGAATGTGAAAGTAATTGGCGAAAGTACATCACTGAAATGGTTGAGTCGCTAAACAGCATGGAAGTGCATGCGGGTGGCGAGGCCATGAGAAAACTTTCAAAAGATATGGACTTTTAAAATTAAATATGGCAGCATGGCCGTACTGCAATTCGATTTCTTCACTGTTTGGGATTGCATAATTTGGGCGACTGCCGGGACAGCGGTGTCCTTAAGCCGAGAAGTGGATGGAAAGTCGCCACTAAAATTTAGTAATGCAGTAAGCACCATAGTCTTGCGCGTGAACACAATAGCCAGCCTCCGAGCTGGCTTTTTGCATTTCTGGCGTCTCTTTCAAGAGGTGTGCGATGGCTCAGTACAGTCAACCAACGAAAAAGCAGGTTCGTGAGTACATGGAACAGCGCCAAGCATCCGGCAAGCCGCCGCCTGAAATGAAAGAGATCCGCCGTCAGCTTGGCTGGGATCTCATCGAAATGCGCAGAAACGGCACATTGCCCAGGTCATGACATCGGATCAGATCATCGAACTGCATGTAAAGCTGCATTGTGCTGCAGTCGCAATGACTGGGAACCCTGTCACAGAATTAGGTAAGCAAACCTATCGCAACGCCTTGCAAGAGTTAGTCAAGCTGGCGCGCCTGGAATATGCGCAAAGTGTCGAGCGGGACATGGCACAGGCCACGGCAGCGTTTTGCAAGTAACTTAATCTCCTTCACGTCCGAGCGTGAATTTGTCCGTCCTGTTTAAACGCATGACGGACTTTTTTATTTCTGTTTTTTAGTCAGGCCTACGCTGGCAAGTGGCTTAAAACCCAGCATGACGCGACGACTTGGAAGCCCTTCCTTTCCTGGCGCAATGCCAGTCTTTAACGGCGCGGGCACGTCAGATTTGGAAACGAACCCTATGAAAGACTCACATGGCAGATACATGTGGGGCAAAAACTCGCTCAGGCGGGAAGTGCAAAAAAGCCCCGATGGCTGGAAAAAAGCGTTGTCGTTTGCACGGCGGCTTAAGCACAGGTAACCAATCAGCAGCGGGTAATACAAGCGCCGTAAAGCACGGCTTTTACTCGTCTGCGTTGTTCGATGACGAAGAGCGCGCTTTATATAGTGCGGCTGAAATCGGCAGTGTTGACGATGAAATCAGGCTGGCCAAGGTCAAGCTGTTCCGCTACGTGAAAGCGTCCGGCAGCGTTACGATGCAAAAAATGGTTGATGGTGCGCTTGAGGTTATTGATAAACAAGGCACCGACATGCGGGGCATCCCGTATGACAAACGAGAATTAAAAGCTGAAGCGCCGAACTATGCCGACTTGATCATTCGGACGCTTGATTTGATTCGCAAGCTCGAATTAGCAAGATCGCAGATGAACGCCGCAAAAGGTGGCGGCCAGGGCGAAGGCATAAACGAAGAAGACACAGTGTTTCTAAGGCCAGATGAACCAATCCCTCAGAAACCAGTCGTCTAACATTGCGCTGACGCCTAAGCAGGCGAACATTTTTGCTTGGGGTTGGCAGCATGAGGCACGATTTCGCGATGCTGTTTGTGGGCGGCGCTTTGGGAAGACCTTCTTAGGCGCGAAGGAAATGCGCAGGGCGGCAAAACTGGCTGCGCGCTGGGATGTGTCGCCAGATGACGAAATCTGGTACGCGGCCCCGACCTTCAAACAGGCAAAGCGCGTTTTCTGGCGTAGGTTAAAGCGTTCTATCCCGCGAGCATGGATGGATGGTAGGCCGAACGAATCAGAGTGCTACATCCTGCTAAAGACAGGGCACATAATCCGCATCGTTGGCCTTGATTCTTACGACAATCTGCGCGGTTCCGGATTGTTCTTTGTTCTGGTCGACGAGTGGGCCGACTGTCCTTTTGAGGCGTGGAAAGAAGTTCTGCGCCCGATGCTGTCAACCTGCAGGTACACGATTGACGGCATTGAATATGTCGGCGGTCATGCGCTGCGCATCGGTACGCCGAAAGGCTTCAACCATTGCTATGACACCTATGTTGCCGGTCAAGCTGGTGGCGAACCTGATCATAAAAGCTGGTTATATACCACACTGGACGGCGGCAACGTGCCACAGGCCGAGATCGACGCAGCAATGCGCACACTCGATCCAAGGACATTTCGGCAAGAGTACCAAGGCTGCTTCGAGAACTATTCTGGCCGTGTGTATTACGCATTCGACAGGAGATTGAGCGTCAAGCCTTGCGCTTACGACGACAAACTTCCGCTGCATATCGGGATGGACTTCAACATCAACCCGATGAGCGCGGTGGTGTGTCAAGAGAAAGCAGACGGTGAAATCTGGGTTATTGACGAAATCACGATCCAGACCAGCAACACCGACGAGATGTCGGACGAAATAGCTACAAGGTACGGCAAACGCGGGTTTGATCCCACGAAGCCAAGCTTGGATCACATCACTGTTTATCCGGATCCTGCCGGCGCACAGCGACGCACCAGTGCACAAGGCAAGACAGACATCAGTATTTTGCGCGCACATGGCCTGAAGGTCATCGCAATGGCATCGCATCCTTTGATTCGAGATCGCGTCAATTTGGTCAACGCTAAGATTCAAAGCGCCGATTCAAAGCGGCATTTGTACGTTGACCCGCGCTGCAAAGTATCGATTAAATGCCTCGAACAGCTTTGCTACAAAGAAGGCACGAACGACCCCGACAAAGAGTTGGGACTTGACCATTTGCCTGATGCGCTTGGTTATTACATTTACACAAAATTTGCATATTTACCCGCACAACGGGCGCAATCAACTCACATGCAACGGTAACCACTTACACTTTAGGAGCAATAAATGCGTACTCTCACCACAAAATTCATCGGCGGCAATCTGGTTCCAGTCATCCTGTGCGATGACTTCGACTTCGCTGGGCTCGGCAATCCATCCAATCTGAACACCATCGTTGAAGTGATTCACACGACTGCGCCTGGTGTGTTCTCGGTGGTTGGCTATTACTACTGGAATGCTGGTGTATGGACATTGATGGACAACAGCGCGATCGTAGGCCCACAGTATCCAAGTGCCGTGACGCTGGCACAAGTTGGCATTCCTTCGATTCTGGCACCTAACGGCACCGTTGCAACCAGTGGTGTTGTGACGCTCGGTACTGCATTGCCAGCGATCTACCCTGCTGCATGGCTCTACTTGCCAGCCGGTGCTGTTGTCGGCGGCGCTGCTGGCCTGTATTACGTTGTATTCTCAAGCACGACCGTTGGTCAGGTTTATACCAACTACAGTGCCGCAACGACTCAGTTTATCCCTGCGGTTCCAGCTGGCACACCGGTGGCTGCTGTCGGTAGCAACTCGGCTTACGCTACCCTGACCACTGTTGACTCGCCACTGGCTTGTATCGATGTGCCTGGCTTGTTGATGGGCTTGAATGGGCGTTTGCGTGTTACTCGTCGCGATTCGGCACTGAACAACGCCAACGTCAAATTGGCCAAGTTCACATTCGGCGGCACGCAGTTCGGTGGCTCAGTGCCATTGACCTCTATTGCTGGCGCCGAAGTCGTTCGCGAAATCTCCAATCGTGGTTCCGCTGCATCGCAATATGCGCTTGCCAATGCTGCTGCGACCTCAGAAACAAGCGGCACGCCAGGCTATTTAACCATCAACACTGCTGTCGACGCATTGCTGGTATTGACTGCAAACTTAGCAACTGCAACTGACTATGTTGTGTTGGAAGCATTCGCAGTCGAAGTATTGCCAAACTAAGCTAGGCAGTAAATGTTCAAAACTATTCAGGCAACGTGGCCAAAGGATGTCGATCTACCGGATCGCGCCTATCGGTTAAGCATCCTAGGCCGCGTGCTTGATGGTTCGATGTACAACAATTTGAAATATGCATTTCATCAGGAAAAATCACCCGCTGATGAGTACGTAACATTGCGTGAGCGTCGGCCAAGCGTTCGGTATCGTCTTTGCCGCTTGGTGGTTGATGATAGTGTTTCACTGTTATTCAGCGAGGGTCATTTTCCTGCAATTGAATGCGTTGACGACGAGCCGACCAAAGAATCGCTTGAAGCATTGGTCAAAGATTTAAATCTGAATGAAGTTCTGATCGATGCTGCTACGCGCGGCTCGGTTGGATCGGTGGCGATCTTGTTGCGCGTGCTGGACTATCGCCCGTTCTTAAACGTGATGGACACCGCGTATCTGACTCCGACATGGAAGAAAACCGCGCCTGATACGCTGGAATCGGTCACTGAACTCTACAAAGTCAAGGGCAAGGTTCTGAAGGCGGCTGGCTTTGCTGCGTCTGAAGACAATGCGGATTACTGGTTTCAGCGTGACTGGACTGAGCAGGAAGAAGTCTGGTATATCCCGCTGATCGACAAGGATAAAAAAGAAGGAAAATCCCCGCAACGTGACACGGCACGAACGGTCACGCACAAGCTCGGCTTCGTGCCGATGGTATGGGTCAAGAATCTACCTGGTGGCGATGATGCGGACGGCGCTTGCACCTTCCCAGATGAAGCGATCGACACAAACATCGAGATCGATTACCAGCTGTCCCAAGCTGGTCGCGGTCTGAAATACACATCTGACCCGACGTTGTTGATCAAAGAGCCTGCCGGTGATGGAAGCGCGATGGTCAAAGGGGCCGGCAATGCAATCGTGGTTGGTCCGGACGGCGATGCCAAGATGTTGGAAATTAACGGCACTGCGGTCGAGGCCGTGATTGAATATGTGCGCTTGCTGCGCGAGTTGGCCGTCGAATCCATGCACGGCAATCGTGCCAATGCTGACAAGATGTCCGCTGCGCAATCGGGCAGGGCGCTTGAGCTGATGAATCAGGCATTGATATGGCTGGCTGATAAATTGCGCATTAGTTACGGCGAAGGCGCGCTGCTTGGGTTGTTGAAAATGCTGGTTAAGGCACATGCCAAAGTCCCGCTCAAGCTGAAGGATGGAACGCAGTTACCTGAAATTGCGCCGATTGCACAGATAACTCTGCGCTGGCCAGCCTGGTACGCGCCAACGATGCAAGACATGCTTGATCGTTCCAATACGCTACGTACGCTATGCGATAGTGGCCTACTGAGTCGCGAGACGGCAATCAAGATTTTATCTGCTGAATATGACATTGAAGACGCTGCCGCCGAAAAATTGTTGGCTGACGCCGACATGAAAGAGCGCAACGAAGCAGCGCAGAAAAAAGTAGTGATAAACGAATAACCGCAAGGGCTTGATGCCTGAGTGCTTGAAACCGGCCTGCTTGATGCGGGCTTTTTACTTTGGAGAGGCCAGATGGCTGACACTGATTCAGTAGTTGTACCACCAATCGCACCCCCGAATAAAGCAGAAGTTTTCTCACGCGAGTATGTCCACGAATTGCGCGAGGAAAGCAAAGGTTATCGCACCAAGACGCAGGAAGCACAAGCACTCGCCGATGCTGCCGTGGCTGACGCCAAGAAAGCGCGCGAAGAAGCTGATCAAAAGGTCACTGCTGCGCAAGCATCTGCCAACGAGCGCATAATCCGCGCCGAGTTGAAAGCGGAAGCGATCAAGGCTGGCATGGTTGATCTGGACGGCTTAAAGCTGGCCGATCTATCAAAAGTCAAATTGAATGACGCGGGTGAAGTCGAAGGGGCTGATGCTCTGATGACCGAACTCAAGAAGGCAAAGCCGTATTTGTTTGGCACGCCGGGAAGTACCAGCAACACTGAAACAAAACCGCCGAAGCCTGGTGCGCCCGAAATCAAGGACGCGACAACCCTGTCGAAGGAGGAATACAAAAAAGCACGTGACGATATTCGCCGCGGCATTGTTCCTGCTGTAAAAGCGTAACAAGCAGTAAAGCGGGCTCGCCCGCCGTTGTATCTACTGGCTATCGGGGACTGACTCCCAGGGCTGACAAATTTTCGTCAATCCTATGGAGTCATAATGTCTATTCAAAACTTTCCTGCCTCGTTGCAGGGCATCATCCAGCAAAACTTCCTTGAAACTGAATTCAAGGAACCGCTTCAATCAAAAATTGCTTACCGATCTATTGCAGATCGCGAGTCTGTCCCGAACAAAATTGGTGAAACAATCACCAAGACTCGGGCCGGTCTGAAAGCGCCAGTCACTACGCCATCCAATCCAGTTAATAACACTAACTTGGACAATGGCATGACGCCTAGTACTTTCTCAGTTGAGCAATATTCGCTCACGCTGAATCAGTACAACGACACCATTGACTTGAACATCGTCACCAACAAAGTCGGTTTGGGCGATCAGTTCTTGAAAAATGCACGTGTCAACGGCACTCAAGCAGCGCAATCGCTTGACCGCATCGCCCGTAACAAACTGTTTAATGCATACATGGGTGGCAATACCCGCGTGCGCGTTACTCTCGGTGCACCAGCAGCGGCAGTCACTGTTGACGATATTCGCGGCTTTACAACCACGTTCAACGCTGTCGGCCAAGTCGTCGCTGTATCAGCTGCCAACACCGTTGCTGTCACTGTCGGCTCCAACTCCTACACGCTGCAAGGCGCTGTTGCTGATGGCACCAACGTGTCAACAGCATTCGGCGGCATCTCTGGTGTACTGACCTTCACCGGCAACGTGACCACAGCTGACGCAACCGCATTGAACGCTGTTGTTCATTACAACGGCTCTACCATCCTGCGTCCTTCCGGTCGCGCAACCACGGCCGCATTGACAAGCGCTGACATCTTGACCATGGGCTTATTGCTCGATGCTCAAGCACAGCTGCGTAACAATGCGCCGATGGAATCGGGCAACATGAAAGCGTTCCTCGATAACAAATCGATGCGCCAATTGTTCGCGGATCCTGACTTCAAAACCCTGTTCCAAGGTCAATACGGCTCAAAAGAATATATCGACGGCATGGTGTTCAACCTGCTCGGCATTGACTTTGTTCCTACCACTGAAGCGCCTGTCCAAGCAGCATCTGGCTCAGTCGTTGTCAACGTTCGTCGTCCAATTCTCGTGATTGGTGGCGCATTGATTGAAGGCGATTTCGCTGGTATGGCCGAGATGGTCGAAAACGAATCGCAAATTGTCAATATCGTTGATGAGGTCGCGATGGTTACTCGTCCACCACTGGATCGTTTGGGTCAGATCATCGCCCAATCGTGGTATTGGATTGGCGATTTCTGCGCTCCTTCCGATCAAACAACCAACCAGAACATTGTGCCGACAGCATCGAACGCTTATTACAAGCGTGCCGTTGTTATCGAAACAGCGTAATTCTGCACGCGGCGGGTTTCGGCTCGCCGCGGTTGTTTTCTCGAAGGAGTTCGCATGTCATTAACCTGCCCAAATGTCCCTGACACGATACCGGTTGCAATCGGGTCTGTAGTACAACAACAGACACCAGCTCAATTTGCAACGCAATTCGCGGGGAAATACAAAACGCCAACGGCGAATTTTTCTGCGCATTACAACGGCCACACGCTCACGTTTCAAAAGAACGTCCCATTCACATATGACGCGCAATTGCTTGCCGCCCTAGTTGCGCAAGGCGCGCCGATTGTATAAGGAATAACCATGGCTACCAAAAAACCAAGTAAGAGCGACGAATCTAAATCAGATGAGCTGGAGTCAGTGACCTTGGCATCGCACTATGCTTTTTACGGCGATGACGGCGTGTTTTTCCAATGGCAGGAAGGCCACGTTGTAACCGACGCTGACCACATCGCCATGCTGATCGAGCGCAAGGCACCAATCACCATTAAGGAATAGTCATGGCTGAAGGACTAGGATTATCTGGCTCGAAATCGCTGCTCAATATTACTGCGGCGACAGTCATTGATGACACAACCGTTTCATCCTATGCGCCGCGACGCATTGGCCATGTGCATGTGCTTGTAGCTGGATCAACAACCGGCACCGTGAATGATTGTTTGACTACAGCAGCGGCAGCGGCAGCGAACTTGATATTTACAATCCCAAACACGGTGGGCGTATATGTCGTTGATTTCCCCTGCTTGCAAGGCATTGTGATTGTTCCAGGGACCGGCCAAACTGTTGCGGTTTCATACGATTAATCATGGCATTCACCAACCAAGAGCGGGTCGATATTCGCCGATTCTGCGGATATGGGATGTTTGGCGGCACGAGTAGCCCAGCATTCGGCTATCGATTCTTTACGCAGTACGGAACGCTTGAGTACAAGCTGACCAATCCGGCTGCCGAAGAAGAAACAACGCTTCGACTGGTGTATTTGACTGGCAATCCAACAAGCCTTTATGCGCTGGAAGCCGCCTTGTATGGGACTACGGCGAATCTGGATACCGATGTTGCGGCCGTATGGACGCATAACAAAAATGAGCAGCGTGATCGGGAACGTCTTTTCAATCGCATGCGCAGAGATTTGTGCAATTTCCTTGGCATTTCGCCCGGTCCATCGCTAGCGGATTCTGGTGGCAGCATTCCACTGGTTGTGTAATGGATGGCGTAACGCTTCAGGCGCGTGTTTATCGCGGGTATGCCATTGCAGCTGGAAAGATTGGCGTAGGGCATATTCAATATCGGCCGCTGTCAGCAACGAATCCTATTGCAGTTGGAAATCAGTTGCTTACGCTGCCGGTCAGCTTCAACGCTGAAGACTTAGGATATAAACGTCCGAATAAGTACGGAAAAGCGACATGGTTTGCCATTGTCGACGGATCAAAGACGCATGTTGGTGATTATCTGGTTGGTCCATCAGGCACATTCTTTATTGCAGAGCAACAGGCTTTATTGCCGATTCTCGCAGTTGAATGCAATCGCGCGTTAAACGTGTATCGCCCACAGCAGCAAACAGGTGTCGGGGCAGTCGGTTATGGCGGCGATACCGCGGCGAATGAAACGGCATTGATGCAGCAGTGGCCAGCATCGGTACTGCAAGGATCCAAGGGAGAAAAGAACGACACGAATCTGCCTGGTGATGTTCGCATGGCGTGGTGGACGATCCTGATGCCTGCGTTTGCCGGTGTAGTGCTTCGTTCTGATGATATTTTGACTGATGAACTCTCTCGGCGGTATGTGATCAGCTCGGCTGAATTGACAGATGCTGGCTGGCGTTTAACCGCAATGCAGGCGCAATCATGAGTGACATCATTGATGTGCAGAATGCTCTGCGCGATGCCATACAGGGCGCGGTTTATCCGAATGGCACCGGTTCGGCATCGGTATCAGGTAATGCGATTGTCATGTATGCAGGATGGCCGACAGCTTCAAAATTAGATGCTGATTTACTGGTCAACAAAGCGCATATATCGATCTTTCCAACTGCCACAGAGAGCAATAAAACGCGGTACCCGAAAGATTGGGTGCAGCAGACAGTAAATACTGCAACGATCACGGCCGTCATTGCAGGACAGACGATCACGATCGGCGGTGTGATGCCTTCGCCGTTCATTGCGCACAATGTCATGGTGATGGTAAATCACAAGCCGTATGTGTGCACCGTATTGATCACGGACACGCTGACATCGATCGCCACGGCACTGAAAGCATTGATCCTAGCTGACGTGGCTGGTACGACTTCAAGCGGTGCGGTGGTTACTTGTCCGAGCTCGGCAAACATCACAGCGGCGCGCGTTGGCGCCACGGGCACATCGATTCGTGAGCTGCGCCGGCAAGAGCGCGTATTTCAAATAACCGTGTGGGCAAATACTCCTGCACAGCGCGATGTAATCGGCGCGGCGGTTGATGTTGCTCTGGCTGGCACGTCATTTCTGACAATGCCGGATGGCTATGGCGCCAGGCTGATTTATAAAAGCAGCTTGGTGACTGACAATCTGCAAAAAGCGAACCTGTATCGGCGCGACTTCAATTATTCAGTTGAATACGCGACGACGCAGACCGAGACAGACACGCAGATCACGCAAGAGCAATTGAACACGTCAATGGAAAACGATGGTTCGACGCAGTACACAAATGTAACGACCACATATTTTTAAGGTGATGAAATGAAACCAGCACTACTTGTTGTTGAAAACTTCCTGTCGCATGTCAAGGGCGACATCATCACCGATGCAAAACTGATGAAGCAATACCTTGAATCGGAATGGCAGAACCATTTCGTTAAAACGACTGTGCCGGCTGATCCGGCTCCTAAGTAAGACAAAACATCCAATACCAAGCCCCTTAATCGGGGCTTTTTTTATGTCCGGTCGCCTTGTGCGGCCTTTTTATTTTAGAGGCCAAAAATGCCAGTTGTCCAACAAGGTTCAATCAATACGACCGCACTGATCGTTCCAGATCTATACGTTCAGATCGTACCGCCCAGCGTCACGCTGCTTAACGGCTTGCCAACCAATATTCTCGGTGTCGTCGGTACTGCGACATGGGGGCCAGTCAACGCGCCAACGATCATTGGCGACATGGCGAGCTATGCGCGTACCTTTGGCGCAATTCAAGCGCGTCTGTACGACATGGGGACCGCTCTGGCCGCTGCTGTGCTGCAGGGTGCCAATAACTTCCGTTGTGTTCGTGTTACCGATGGTACTGACGTCGCGGCAACGATCGTTGTGCAGACCAATTGCATCACATTCACCAGCAAATACAGCGGCACGTTGGGTAACTCGGCGCAGGCTATTGTCGGCACCGGCACGGCTGCAAGCACCTCCAAGCTCACGGTAACAATGCCTGGCCAAGTGCCGGAAGTATTCGACAACATCGCCGGTTCTGGCAATACGCTGTGGGTCAACATGGCTGCCGCGATCAACAACGGTCAATCCGGACAACGTGGACCGTCGCAGTTCATCGTCGCGACCGCTGGCGTGGGTATCACCGCGCCGACTCTGACCACCTATTCACTGGTCGGCGGCACAGACGGCGCCACCACGATCACGTCGACTGTGTTGGTCGGCGTCGATACCGTACCGCGCAAAGGCATGTACTCGCTGCGCAACACGAACACATCGATCGCGATGCTGGCCGATGCCTTCGACTCTACCCAGTGGTCGACGCAGATTGCTTACGGCTACTCCGAAGGCACCTACATGATTATGGTCGGGCCGTCCGGCGACACGATTGCCAATGCCGTGACGATCAAGGGCACTGCCGGCGTCGATGCCTACATCGCCAAGCTGCTGTTCGGTGATTGGGTGTACTTAAATGGACACCGTGAACCAACAGGTGCGTTTGATTTCGCCGCAGGGCTTCATTGCTGGCCGCCTGGCGAATCTGTCCCCAGAGCAATCGAGCTTGAACAAGCCGCTCTACGGCATCGTCGGTACGCAGAAATCCTATCAAAACTTGGTCTATTCGAGCGCAGAGCTGTCCATGCTTGGGCAGGCCGGCATCGATCTGATCACCAACCCGATCCCGGCCGGTAACAGCTTCGGCGCGCGCTTCGGTCACAACTCGTCAAGCAATGCGGTCACCAATGGCGACAACTACACGCGGATGACGAATTACATCGCCTACACGCTGAATGGCGGCATGGGCCTGTTTATCGGCCAACTGCAAAGCGTCACCGTCCGGCGCTCGGCGGCTGCGACGATCTCGGCTTTCCTTGAGGCGCTCACCGGCCAAAACATGATCGGCTCGGCAGATGGCACGCAGCCGTACAGCGTCCAGATCGACAACGCCAACAATCCGCAAAACCGCGTCGCACTGGGCTACATGCAAGCCGACGTCAAGGTGCGGTATCTGTCCGTCATCGAGAAATTTATCATCAATGTGGAAGGTGGTCAGTCTGTAACGATCAACCGCACATCAACCGCGCTCGCCTAATCCCTTTCAACGCATGACAAGCCACCTTCAGGTGGCTTTTTTAATTGGAGCATCACCATGCCATTAAACAGCTATTCAGTCGGGCGCGATCTTTCTCTCGACATCACCGGCCCAAACGGCCCGCTTTCTTTCAGCCAGATCACCGGCTTTAGTTCCAAGCCGGATATTTCAGATCAAAAAATCAAGGGGATGGACGGCATTACGCGTCATTTGCGCTTCCCGGATGGCTGGTCTGGATCGTTCGATCTTGAGCGCCAAAACTCGGTGCTGGATGATTATTGGGCGGATTTGGAGGCGAATTACTACGCTGGTCGGAATGAACTGCCGGTCACGATCACGGAAACCATTCAAGAAGTGAACGGCTCGATCTCGCAATATCGTTATCTGCAAGTGCTGTTGACGATTGAAGATGCGGGCTCCTACAAGGGCGATGCTTCCGTGCACCAAAAGATGCGCTTTGTGGCGGCTCGCCGGGTAAGGGTTTCGTAATATGACGACCATTACGCTGAAGCCCAGCCAAGAGATTGTCGCGCAAGTCAATGCAGAAACCACGATTACGGACAGCGCCGGCCGCATTATTAAAATCAAGAAGCCGGGCGTTTTGACGCAATACCGTCTGATCGAGGCGTTGGGAGACAGCGCACAAAATCAAACCTACATGGGAATGGTTTTGCCGCTGATTTACGTGGTCTCGATCGATGGCTTGGCGGTCAATCCTCCAAAAACCAAGATGCAGGTTGAAGCGCTGATTCAGCAATTGGACGAAGCAGGCATCGAAGCGGTAATGAAGTGCGTGCAGGAGACATTCGGCAAAAACGATCCTGAAAAGGATGCCGCCGATCTAAAAAAGTAGTTCAGTCCATCCCGATCCGTGAATGCCTCTGGCTTGTCAAACACAACGTCCCATTCGATACCGCGTTCGAGCTGGATGACGTGACGCGGGCGGGCTGGTGCATCATCTTTTCGGAGATGGAAGGCGCGAAGTTCAATTTCAACACCATGCAGTATGAGGATCCGAAATGAGAGAGTTTGCGCATATTGGCGAAATGGTTGCGCACTTGGCGACCATGGCTGCAGCGCAAACGCTCGCGGTGCATCACGGACTGAAGAAGTGCGCGGAACGCATCGAGAAAACGGCAAAAGCTGAGATTGGACACTATCAGCCAGAAGTCGGGCCGTTCGCTGGCTGGGTTGAATTGGCAGACAGTACCAAAGCGGATCGCGTGGCCAAGGGATTCACTGAAAACGATCCATTGAAGCGCACTGGCGCACTGGCAGATTCAATCAGTCACCAGGTCGGCGGGCTGGAAGCCGTTATCGGCTCGGACAGCGAGATTATGGTTTATCAGGAGCTCGGCACCTCGTCGATACCGCCGCGCGCGGTTTTAGGACCGGCAGCGATTCGAAACAAGGAATTTATCACTAAAACGCTTGGCCATGCGGTCGCTGAAGGCTTGCTTTACGGGTCGGGAACAACACTCACCGCCTTAGAGTAGCAAGTAAATAAACAGGCCAACGAAAAAGAGCGCTACAAGCCCAATCAGCAGCAAAAGAAACGAAAAAAGAAATGTGTCGATGCGCTTGCCGATCGACATTGGATATGTGAAACGAAATCCGGATCTCGAAGCAGCGCGCGTTAATTCGTTCGCCGGCCTGATGTTTGGGTATTGGATGGATGAGAATCGGTCAGCAAGCCATTCTTGAATGCGATGTGTGAGTTTCATCTTAACCTCAGGATAATCAATGTTTGAAGCATACAAAATTGGCGTAACCCTCTCACTGACGAACCATGTCAGCAAGGGTTTGATGCTGATGGCCGGTGACTTCGCAAAAACTGAGGCGCAAGCCACGTTGCTGCAAAAGCGCATCCACAGTATCAAAAACGACGCCATCAAAGGCGGCCTGTTTTTAGGTGCTGGCGTTGGTATGTTAGCACTTCTCAAGGGTCCATACGAAGAAGCCAAGAAGCTCGCACAGGCACAAGCCAATTTCCAGACATTAAACCTGTCGGCTTTTGAGAATTCTCAAGCATTCGGAAAAGCCGCCTCGATGTCGCACAAAATTCTCGGAACGACCATCACTGAGAACGTGAAGCAGATTCACGACCTTCACACGGCGTTCGGTGACTTGCACCACGCAATTGGTACCGCTGATATTTTCGCCAAAATGTCGATTGTCGCCAAGGTCGCCAATGGCGGTACTTCGGTGGATGGAATCGTCAACGCAGCGGCCAAGGCGCTTGAACATCGTGGCGGGAAGGTCATCAACAACCCGGCTGAGTTCGCGGCAGAATCCGATTTGATGACCAAGGTGATGCTTGCGACGAAGATGCGCGTCAGTCCCAAGGACTACATGACTGCATCGGGCACCGGCAAGATGGCCTATCAGTTGATGGACAAAGAATACCTGTACGGTAACTTCGCCGGACTGATGTCGATCAACGGCGGCGCGCGTGAAGGCACTCAGGCAATGACCGCGTTCAGCTCACTGATCGGTGGCCACATGGATTCCAAGGGAAAAGGCTTTTTGTCTGACCTCGGCATTTATCAGGAGGGGTTTAGCAAAAAGCGGCTTGGTTTGATGCACTCGGCCATGATGGGCATGTCGCCAGAGCAAAGGAAGATCGCCATAGCCAGTATGGGCGGCCAAGCCGTGCTATCCGGTGGACTATCGGATGCAAACGCGGAAATGTATGCGCATCGCCCTGATATTTTCATTTCAACGGTGCTAGTGCCTGCTATCAAAAAGCGCTTTGGCATGGACTTGAGTGACGAACAAATGGCGCTGCTGGTTGCTAAGAATTTCAATCGCAGCACAGGTGATTTTATCGGCACGCAAATCACGATGGCAAGCAAATTGGCTAAAGACACGTCCATCATCAATAAATCAATGGGGAATGAGTCGGCGTATCAGCATTACTTGAAATCGCCGGAAGGCGCGGAAGAAGCAGCAGGCGCGGCATGGAAAAACTTTCTTGCCATGTTCGGTTCAGTCTACCTGCCTAAGATCACAAGTGGGCTGTTGAAGCTGGCAAGTGGGCTTGACTCGCTTGCCACATGGGTCGATAAGAACCAGGGATTGGTAAAGGGCTTGGTCTACGCATTCGCAGCGCTAGCCGGCGGCCTGGCGTTGCGTGGCACGGTGCTGTTGCTGAGTGCGACTATGCGCGGCCTTGGCATAGCGTTTATGTTCAGTAAAGCCGGTGGAATTGCTGGCGTTTCAAGGCTCGGAACCTTATTGATCGGCACTGCTACTGGCCTTGGCGCGCTGACTTCCGCTGCAGGCTTGTTCATGGCGGCATATGCAGGCTGGAAGATCGGCGAAGCGCTCGGCAATAAAATTGATGGATCGGTTCAAAAATCCAGCGGCTACGGCGTGTCATCGATGCGCGATTGGTTGGCGCAATCGAGATTTGGCAAGGCAACCGGCATGTTCAATTTCGGCCAGGATGAAGCGCTGCACTTTGTCAACGCGCCATCGCAGAAGCCCGTACAAGTCACTACGCTCGTGCATTTGGATGGCCGGGCAATTGGCGAAGTGGTTACCGTCCACCAAGCAAGGGCCGCATCCAAGCCACAATCAGGAGTCGGCCGATTTGATGTCACTCAAATGCCACTTGGCTCAGGAATGGCGTTTCGATGAAAGCTGATACCCAACTCGTCCTTGATGCGCTGACGTTCTCGCGTTTCGAGGTGCCAGAACATATCGAGTTCGGCGGTGAGCAGTCTTTGGCCGTGCATAAGCTGGTCGGCGGCAAGCGCGTCGTTGATGCGATGGGGCGCGACGACAAGGATTTGGAATGGTCCGGCGTGTTCATTGGTGAGGATGCGGAGTCGCGCGCCAATTTCATGAACTATTTGCGCATTGGCGGCAAGGCAGTTTATCTGTCATGGGCCCGCTACCGCTATAGCGTCATCGTGAAGTCGGCGACGTTCGACTATCGGCGCAAGTATGAAATTCCATACAAGATTTCATGCCTGGTTGTTGAGGATCGGTCCAATCCGATCATTTCTTCGGCCGATTCGGTAGATTACACCATCACGCAAGACCAGGCGACGATGAATTCCCTCGGCGGCCAGATTGGAGACGGGCCACTCTCGGGCCTGTTGGCGACATTGGATTCTGCCATCAGCAGTGTTTCATCGTTTGCCAATGCAGCGCAGAGCGTGATCAATAGCGTTTTGCAGCCGATAGGCGCGGTACAGGCGCGCGTCGCGACTTTAATCGCGTCCACCGGTAACGCCATCTCAAACATATCAACAGCGGGCGGCATTGCGCCATACAACCCAATCGCGATGCAAGCGGCGAAGCTTTCAACGCAAATCGCTGGTTACACGCAAATGCCGTTATTGCTTAACCTGCAGTCTGT